TTTTTTAAAAAGTGGTCAGGACGAAAAACAGCGGCCTACTGTACCACAAAACCAGCCATAAAAAGGTCAAAAAAGAGGAAGCTGTATAATCTATCACTTTTAGTGAAATTAGTGGCGAGAACGCTTCTAGCATCACCTTTGTTGTATAATATTTTTGTGATATATAATACACGTAACAGGAGATTTATAGTATGAGTAAAAACATTTTATTTGTGATGATGAGAGGTATTGAAGGTTCAGGTAATACTCGTTTTACACTTGAATTAGAAGAAGAGTGTAAGAGATATGGACATAATACACTAATCATTGCGAACTCTGAAAAGAGATGGCCTCGAGAAAAAACACAGAAGAATGATATTGTAAAATTTAATGTAACAAAAGTAGATAATATTGAAAATGTTTACAAAGACATATTTAAACCAGACATTATTGTTGTGATGTCAGTTCAGGCTGTGTCTAAAGATTTTTCGGATGATGGTAAGGAGAAGTTTAATCAATTCTTAAAAGAACAGAAGAGTAATGGAATTAAAACTGTATATTTCCAAGTAGACCATAAATTACCATCTATTAATCGAAACTTTTATTCAGATGAAAGATATACAGAAGATTTTTTCAATAATTTAGATTTAGTTGTAACTCATGCAGAAGGTGAAGATTTTACTCAAAAATTTATCAACAGGAGATTACCTAATTATTCATTTGATATTTGCTATCATGCATGTGTAGGAATTCCAATTAATGGTTTAGCATCTTATCGTAAAGGTGTTAAAGATAAGTATGACCATACTATTTGTTATTTAGGACGTTCAGCATTCTGGAAAGGTTGGGTACCTTTTAAAGACTTACATTATAATTATTTGATGAATCATGGATATACTTCTATTGCGATGGGGATTGAAAGAAATATCTCTATTGTTTCTAAGTTATATAAAGATTATGTTGTTGGTAAGAAGGTTGTAGACTGTACACCTGTTGATGATTTAACCATGCATCCAGATAAAGAAGATGTACTAGAGTTTTTAAATAACAATCATGAAGCACTTCCATTACAGATTTGGGGCAATTATGTTAGAGAAAATGGTTTAGAAGTTATGTCAAGATGTAAGTTTGGTTATTTTGGAACTTATTTAGGTGACACATTTACTAATGCTATTGAAAATACACTAACAGAGATTATCTCAGTTGGAACATTACCTATTGTAAGGAAGTGTGCTTATAACATTTGGAATATTGAAGGAACTGTATTTAATGATATTAATCCAGATGATATTGGATTTATTGTTTATGATGAAGATAAACCTGAAGAATTAATCAAAAAGTTAGATGAGTTAAATGGTAATAATGATTTGTATGACATCTATCGAGAAAGGTTATACAAGTTTGCTCTAGAAAAATTAGACAGAACAGTATTATTTTCTGGAATAGTAGAGGATTTGATAAAATGAGTGTTAGACAAGTAGAAAAGTTAATTAAGAGATTACAGGAAGATGATGCTTTCTTAGAAAATTGGGGAAGTATTCAAGGAACAAGATTTGGCAAAGCGAAAAAGCAAGAACACTTACTTATTTCTAATTCAGAAGGTTTATTGATAGATTTCAAGATTAATAGTAATGAAAGATTACACGATAGTTATCTAGACTTATGCTTTGGAGATTTCTATGATAGTGAGAATTTTTATGATTTGAAGGTTGGAGAAAACTTTATTGGTTCTATCACTAAGATTTCGTTAGAGAATTTTGGTAGAGCAGCGAACCATTACTACCTATGTGTGAATAACGAATTCACAAAATTTAAAATCATTAATGCAAGAGAACTACTAAGTAAAGTTCAAGAGTCAGATTATAGAAAATCTAAGACAACTGGAGAACCTTTTATTGGAGAATTAGATTTTGAAAATATTTTGGCAAGATAAAAATATCTTGCTTTTCTTATGTACTTTTGAGATAATGATGTTATAATAAAATCATGATTAGATATGAAGCTAACCTAACATTCACAGATATTTACGGACACGTATTATGCGAGTTTCGTTATGAAACAACTAAAGCTGTTTCTGTTAAGAAAGCATTATCTAATTATTGCTTTAGATGCAAGAAAAAATTAGGCTTAACTAGAACATCTAGAGTGATTTCTAATGGCGCTATCTATGTAGATACAGTAAAATATATGGTATCTAATAACAACATCACTAGAGTGCACCAGAATGAACCAGAGAGTGCTCTAATCTCATTCAATAGTAACACTGTAGAAGTAGATGGTAAAGAATATATCTACAATGAAGATGATGGTGTATACTGGTTAGATGGTGTACAGTATTCAGATTATATTAAATAAAGAGAAAGAGGTAAAAATTTATGCATTTAACAGGGAAGACAAGTAAAAACGGGACATTTATCGTCAAGGTAGTAAACATTACAATGAGCAATGCAGAACAGACAACTTATCAAGAATATTGCATCAATCATGAGTGGTCGTCTCCTGTAACAATTAAGCCGGTTTATGATTATAGTAAGACAGAAGACGGAAAGATTTTCGGTTGTGGTCCTGTAGATTTAAACGAAGACTTATTTGGATTTGTAATTTCTAGTACTAATGTAGATGTTCAAGATAAACACAAGTTAATGGAATATTACAAAGAGGCACAAGATTTTGTAGAAGAATTGAATAAGCTAATTGGAGAGAACGTGTAAAAATTCTCTCTTTTTATTTACAAAAGAACCGATATAGTTTATAATTACTCTTGTAAAGAACAAGAGGTGTAAATATGAAGAATAAACATTTTAAAAAGTGGGTAAGTGATTTAGTAAAGACATTTATTATTGTAACATTCATTTTAGGTATTCTCTACGGAATTAGTGAATCATTAGAATCTGGAGTACTCATGTTCTCTATTCTATTAATGGTTGTTTCTTTCTTACTTCGTAATATCTATGTGAAGTCTTCATTATTTCACTATTAGGAAGATTGTTGTATAATAAAATATGGAAAGAAATTGTCAATACGAGAAGTTTATTCGAGAACTTCGTAAAGAGCAAGTAAAAGATACAAAAAATCTCATAAAGGTTTTCACAGAACAGTTTAGAAAGATTAACGAAGAAAAGAGGTGTGAAAAGTGAATTTATTAAATTTTGAAAAGAATCGTGCCTCTATTTTAAATTACATTAATAAGAACAGAGAATATAGTAACTTATTAATCTATATTAGTAAAGTTCTTCCTAATTTAAAGGAAGATAACATTGAATTAAAGATTAATGATATTGGAACAGCGAACATGACTTATATTGAGAAATATAACTGTTCAATGTTTTCATTAATCATTAAAGATAGAATTGTTTTCACAAGTGTGATAAAGAAGGATAGAATTGAGAATAGTGTTTCAGAAGAGTTATTTCAGTTAGATGAAAGAGACTTAATGAAATTTAATTTCTCGTTCCTATTTTCAGATTTTTGCTTAGATTTCATAAAAAGACTCTTAAAGAGTAAGGAGATATATAAATGATGGAAAACATTATTAAAACATTAAAAATCGTTAGACGTGGTAACAGTCAATTGTCAGATGAAAAGATTTCTGATGCTTTTAACAAGGGTGTCATTTTTACAAGCACTTTTGTTAATGAAGATGATTACAATAGCGCGTTAAAAATCTTTGGATTTGATATGAATGCAACAAATCAAACTTTCTATCCAACATTAGAAAGTGTTTTAAATAAGTCTGAGTTTGAATTAGATTTCTGGCAGATGATTTATTATATGAATCAGTTCGCAGACCCAGATACAAAGTATGTCTATTCAGATGAAGATAGAGCAGTTGTTACTAATATTGTTAGTAAAAACTATGTAGTTATTGATGTGTTAGGAAGTTTAGACTTCAATAAGACATTGGAGAATTACATTGTTAACACTAAGCAATTATCTTTTAATATCGATGAATATTTTAAGTGGGTTGATACATTTAACTTAGATGTTGATGTCTTTGCCATGAAGTCTAGAACATTAAAGTTTGCCTTCATGAAGAGATATAATATTGCACCAAGAACAGTTCAGGAATTATTAGGAATGATAACTCCAGAGAATTGTGGTGTAATGACACGTCGTAAGATGTTTAATATCCTTACTCATACACAAGATAACGAAACAATCTCTTTGTTAATGAAGAATGTTTTATTAATGAGCAACAAGGCTCTTGAGAGAGAATCTCAGACATATCGTAAAGAGTTACTTGTAATTCGTAAGATTGCGAAGAGCATCGATAATAAAGAAGCTGTAACATTATTAAACAAAGTTACAAAAGATGGAAAGAAGAGTCATGTTGCGAAGAAGAAGTCATTCATTGAAACAGCAACTAACTTATATTTTAGTAATGATGAATTCTCAAAACAGTTATCTACATTAAGTAACTTACAGTTATTTAGATTGTTTAGTGGTATCAAGTCAAGATTAAATAATGTTAACACTTTCCTTATTAAGACTGCGAAGTTGGCATCTAAGGATAGAAATAAGTTATCTAATCGAGATGTTGAAAGATTAAATCGTTATTTAGGATTAGTTGAGGCTGAACTAAAGAATCGATTTAATGAAGTTAAGAAGATTAAGTTAGATAATAACATTAATCTTGCTTTACCTACATCTTATCGTCAGTTCATCGGTAATGTTCCTTACTTTACTGAAATTAATAATCTATCTGGAGATATGTCAGTTGGCATTATCTGGTTAGATGAAGGTGATTACGACTTACACTGTAATGGTATTCATAATGACACTAAGATGTTGTTGAAATATGGTTTCTGTGATAATAAGAATAGTGCTGGTATCACATTTAGTGGTGATGTAACTCACGTTGGTCCTCATGGAGCGGCTGAATATATGTCAGTATCTAACGAAGCACCTTTCGATAAGATTAATTTTACGGCGAATTTATTTGCTAATCGTTATGGTGATGTTATGCACGCTCAGGTATTTGTTAAGAATGGATTATCATTTGATTTAAATACTGATACACCAGAGATTGTAATTCCTGTTGAAGATTTCAGAGGACACTATGGTATGTTAGATAAGAATGAGCACAAGTTCATCTTAGTCAATTTACCAAGTGGACAGATTGATACATCAACACGTATTAAGGTTGTAGAAGCATCTAACTTCATTGAAAGTCGTAACAATTCAGTATTACACATGAACGAGTTCGTAGAGCTTGTTGGATGGGAAATTGTTGATAACGATTATGAAGCTGCAACTGATGATGAAGGTGAAGTGATTGAAGAAGTCTTAGACTTCAGATTAGCTTCAGTAAGTCAGAAGTTGTTCCAAGAAGTATTCGGTGCGTAAATAACAAAAGGTGTCTCTTAAATAAGAGGCATCTTTTTTCGATATATACAATAACAGAAAGAGAGGTTAATTGTTTATGTATAGTGCTAATTTTAATAGTGAGATTTTTACTTTTATGTCAGTAGCATACACATCAATCTTTTTAGGTTTTTTACTTTTTGATTACATTATGTCATATATTTTCTTATATAAGGCGATGAAGAAAGTGTGTCCTGAAAAAGCCATCATGGCAAGAATTCCTATTGTGAGATTTTTCGCAGAACCGTTCTTAATTGGAAACGAAATGCAGTTAGGAAAGTATCATATTTCCAATATTGTAGGATATGAATTAGGATTAATTTTCCTATTAATCATTTCTCCTATTTTTGGTTTCTTATCATTGATTATTATCATCTTTGTAGTTGTAATGTCAATGATTTTAGAAATAGGAACTAAGTATTTTGTAATTAAGAAATTATTACCTGATAGAGATGATTTCTTGTATACTGCATGTTACATTGGAATTCCTTATTTCAAGTATGTAGTATGGTATCTTTTAGGAAAAGAAGAAGAGTCTGCAGAAGTGCAAGAAGTGAATGAAGTTGTATAATATTTTTAGAAAGTGAGTGATAGAATGAGAGATAAACAAGCATTATTGCAACAGCAAGAAGAATTACAAGCTCAATTGAAGAGACTTCAAGAGAGTATGAAGTTGGCAGATTCCTTAAATGAAGCAGAATCTATTTTCAACAGTTCAGATATTCATGATATTTCTATGTCATTGACTATTAGTACAGAAAATAATGGAAAGACAACAATTAAGGACATGCCAGATGATTTAGTTCATGAAATTAAAGAATTAATTCTTCTATACAATTCTAAGTAAGAAACATAAATAAAAACACCTCTTATTATTAGGGGTGTTTTTTATTATTCCATTTCGATAATTACTTTTCTTGCTTCTAGATACTTATAGTGTTTATCACCTATTGCGATATTATAGAGTGACTTAGGTCCAATAAATGGAACAGGTATAACTTCACCAATATCAGTTGCATACAACGTTGAATAAGTTGGAGCACTGACTACTCTTGTAAATCTCTTTTCTTCTGGTGTTGCATTAGATGAAGGTGCATCATATTTCTTTAGTGCCATTTCAAATGCAAATTCTCCATCAGCAGCATCTTTAGGTGAAATTGTCTGAGCGACATAGAAATGAACTAATTCATGTTTAATTGTATCAATTAGAACATCTTTTCTACCAAGTAGACCACAGTTCACTAAGAATTGTTTATTTACAGTTAATACCTTTTGATGAGGTTTAGAGAAATTGTCTGTAGAAATAGTAGCAAATGAGAATGATGCAAGATTACTGTTATTTATACTTTTTTCAATATTTAAGTCAAAATAGGTATCTGTCTTATCTTTCATTTTTAGAACATTTACAATATAGTCTGCAATATCTGTTCTAAGACTATTAATGACATTGTCAAATTTGTTACTTTGAATCATTTCTATATATTTATCATAATCAACCTGTTTTACCATAGAAACACCTTACCTTTCTGATATATTCATTATAACATAGAATGAAGAAGAAAGGAACAACAATATGCAACATTTAGTAGATGGAGTATGGAGAAAATGTACAGCGAAGCCTGGAA